GGCGGAAAGAAGGCCAACGGCAAGCCGGACATCAGTTGCTCGGTTGCGTACAACGATGAGCCGGCACCCATCCAGCCCACTGGCAAGCGTGCGAAGAAAGCCCCACCGTTTGGCGGCGTGGAGCAGATGGTGTGGGATGCGCTTGAGGAACTGGTCGGCCTGACTGATGGCAAACTTTATTCGGCAACAAGCCTGGTGAATAGCCTGGCCGAACGTGATGTGGGTGGGCGGAAGGCGAAGACGTTCACCAGGGCGCTGGGGTCGCTGATCGACAAGGGTGCCATCGAGTATGAGGGGGTGGCAGAGAAGCCATGGGGCGCTGATGGCCTGACCCTGGGGGATATTGATGGCGCACGGGTGGGGCTGATATGAGCCGGCCGACAAGACAGGAAATAGCCGATGCCCTGGGGATCGGGGTGCACCAGGTTTCCCAACTGGGCAATCGGGGGATGCCGTTGAACAAGATCAAAAAGGCGCGGGAATGGTTCGACGTGAACGGTTTCAACCTCAAGCCGCACAGCAAAACGGGTGGTGCGGAGTCTCCGGTTACGTTCAACAAAATCCTGAAGTCGGTAGCGGGTGGGCGATGAATGCGTTGCGCGTGCGGAATTGCCAATGGCGCGGATTCGTGAACGTGCAGAAAAAGCTTGGCACACCGGCACACCGGGCACTGTGCCCGGCACTGTGCCTGGCACACGAGCACAGCACACGACCCCCCTTTAGGGGGTGAGTGTGCCGTGCCGCCGTGCCGGTTTTCAAAGTGCGGTTTGGATTGTGTACGTGATTTATTGCAAACAGGGGAAAACAGCATGAAGGATGAATCTGTAAAAAATACGCGCCGGCAGGTGAATGCCAACGGCAACCTGATTGGTGAGTCTCACCCTGGCGCGGTGCTTACCGACCATGAGGTTGAGTTGATACGCAAAATGCACGAGCAAGATCGCATGGGCTACCGGCGTATCGCTGCCGCACTGGGCGTTTCGAGGCACACCGTGCGGGATATCTGCCGCTACACCCGCCGGGCACAGTGCACGGGTGTCTAGCGGTGCGCGTGCTGGCACCCCGGCGAGGTAATGTTCGTGTATGGAAACGATTAGGACACCAGAAAAAGCCATCGCCTTCTGCGCGGTGCTAGCCGAAACCGGCATCGTGATGCGCGCGCTTGAAGGCGCTGGCATCAGCCGCAACGCGGCGTACAGTTGGCGGCGCGACGACCCCGAGTTCGCAGCGGCGTGGGAACGTGCGCTTGAAATCGGCATCACCGCGCTGGAGGATGAGGTGCATCGCCGCGCCTTCGAGGGTGTGCTTGAGCCGATTTATCACCAGGGTGAGCAGTGCGGTGAGGTGCGCAAGCACTCCGACGTTCTGAGCATGTTCCTGCTCAAGGCGCACCGCCCGGCGAAATACCGCGACAATGCCCGGATGGAGCTAACCGGCGCAGACGGCGGCGCGGTCGAGATAACCGACACGGATCGAGCCGCCAAGATCGCGGCCATCCTGGCGGCGGCGCAGATGCGCAAGGATGTTGCCGACTACGTTTGACGCTGCCCTGCTGGCCTATCTATCGCCGCAAGAGCTAGCGGAGATAGACGAACTAATCACAGCAGACAGAACCCTCTGGCGCCCCCTCCCAGGCCCCCAAGGAGTGGCCTACCTGTCCACCGCGGACATCATTGGTTACGGCGGCGCGGCAGGGGGAGGCAAGACGGATCTAGCGTGTGGTAAGGCGCTCACCCAACACCAGAAAGTCCTGGTATTGCGCCGAGAGGCGACCCAGCTAACCGGCATCATTGACCGCTTCACCGAACTGCTCGGCACGCGGGACGGATACAACGGTGCCGAACGGATATGGCGCCTGCCCGGCAAGCAGATCGAGTTTGGCTCGACGCCCAACCTCGACGATTGGAACAAGTACCAGGGGCGCCCGCACGATCTCCTGGTGTTCGATGAGGCCGCCAACTTCCTGGAGAGCCAGGTGCGCGCGCTCCTCGGCTGGCTGCGTTCGGTCGATGCCCGACAGCGGTGCCAGGCCCTGCTGACGTTCAACCCTCCGACCAGTGCCGAAGGGCGATGGATTGTGGCGTTTTTCGCGCCATGGCTAGATCCAAAGCACCCCAACCCCGCTCAACCCGGCGAGTTGCGCTGGTACGCAATGCTGGACGGCAAGGAGGTCGAGCTATCCGATGGGTCGCCGTTCCGCCATGGTGGTGACTTGGTCACCCCTATGTCGCGCACGTTCATTCCGTCACGGGTCAGCGACAACCCCTACCTAACCGGAACCGGCTACATGGCTACTCTGCAATCCCTGCCGGAGCCACTGCGCTCCCAAATGCTCTATGGCGACTTCCAGGCGGGAGTGCAGGACGACCCCTGGCAGGTTATCCCGACGGCGTGGGTTGAGGCCGCGCAGGCGAGATGGACGCGGCCCGACAAGCTCGCGCCGATGGACTCAATCGGCGTGGACGTAGCACGCGGCGGCAAAGACGAGACTATCCTCGGCCGGCGGCACGGCATGTGGTTCGACATCCCCCTGGCATACCCCGGCAAGGCCACACCTGACGGCCCAGTTGTCGCCGGCTTGACGATGGGCGCCTCGCGCGACCAGGCCGTGATCCACATCGATGTCATCGGCGTGGGGGCCAGTCCATACGACTTCTTGATGGAGGCGCGCCAGCAAGTCGTCGGCGTCAATGTGTCGGAGGCCCCAACGGGCACCGACCGATCCGGCCGGTTGCGCTTCCGCAATCTGCGCAGCGAATTGTGGTGGCGCATGCGGGAGGCGCTCGACCCGGTAAACAACACGGGCATCTGTCTGCCGCCAGATCCGCGACTGCTTGCGGATCTCTGCGCGCCCACTTGGGAACTGGTCGGCAGCCTGGTGTACGTCGCCAGCCGCGAGGATATCGTCAAGCGCATAGGTCGCTCACCCGACTACGGCAGCGCATACATCCTGGCGCTGATGGACACTCCTAAACGCGGGCTCTTCTTTGGCATGGACAAGCGCACACGCGGGATGGACTACGACCCCTACGCCTGACGGTGCGCGTGTCCTGACGCGCTAGGGGTAGGGTTCGCGGCATGACGGATAAGCTTACAGCACTCGCCTCGGCCCTTGATTGGGCGGTTGGCGTTGAGGGGATGCTCGCGCAGCGCCCTCAGATTGCCCTCGCCGCGAAGCACCTTGTGCATGGGGGCCTGTACGCGCGAACGGTGCATATACCGGCGGGAACCATGCTAACCGGGGCCATGCTGAATTCCGACAACATCTGCATCGTGTGCGGGGACATCACTGTCACCTCCGGCGCCGAGGTGGTACGCCTGACCGGATACCACACCATTCCTGCCTGCGCTGGGCAAAAGCGGGTTGGCTTCGCGCATTCCGATACCTGGTGGACAACGCTGGTTGCAACCGACTCAACGGACATAAGCGCCATCGAGGATGCCGCGACCTCCGAATCCGACCGACTCCAGACTCGCCAAGTCGAACTACCCAATCAGGAGGCAGCATGTCTTTTGTCATAACGGCCGTCGCAGCAGTGGCCTACACCATCTATAGCGGCGAGCGGTCGGCCAACGCGCAAGACAAAGCGCAGAGGCTAGCTAATGCCAACGCCCTGAAGCAGGAAGACGCTGCCAGCCAGGCGCTGAACCGCGCCAACCAAAAGAAGCCCGACACCATGGCGATCCTGTCTGCCGCGCAGCAATCCGGCAAGCTCGGCGCGTCCGGCACCATGCTGACAGGCGCGCAGGGCGTTGATCCAAACGCCCTTTCCCTCGGCAAAAATACCCTGTTAGGCGGCTGAAGATGACCGACAGTGTCCCCCGCGACAAACTGCTGACCCGTTGGGGGCAGCTAAAGACCGAACGCGCGACGTGGATTCCCCACTGGAAAGAGCTATCCGATAACCTGCTCCCCCGTTCCGGGCGCTTTTTTGTCCAGGATCGAGATAGGGGGCAACGCCGGCACAACAACATCTACGACAACACGGGCACACGCTCGCTGCGCGTGCTGGCCGCCGGGATGATGAGTGGCATGACATCGCCCGCCAGGCCCTGGTTCCGCCTGGCAACGGCGGACACCTCGCTGATGGACTACCAACCCGTCAAGGTCTGGCTGGCGGACGTGACCGACCTGATGCACATGATTTTCCAGCGGTCGAACACCTATCGCGCGCTGCACTCGATGTATGAAGAACTGGGCGCCTTCGGCACGGCCGCGAGCATCGTTGTGCCGGATTTCGGCAACGTGATCCACCACTACAGTCTGACCGTCGGGGAATACTGCATCGCAACGAACTGGCGCGGTGAAGTGAATACGCTTTACCGCGAATTCCAGAAAACGGTGCACGAATTGGTGGGCGAGTTCGGCATCAACAATGTCTCACACGCAGTCAAAAACATGTACGACC